GCAAAATCCCTATAACGATTAGAGAGGGGCGCGGATATGGGCGAAATGATATGCGTTTGTAGAGAAATCGACAAGAACACGGGAGAAATTGCCGTTTATCCGATCAAAGCGGAAGTAACGGATCACCTTCTTTTCTGTCTTGGGATTCGGCAAAGGGCAAATCCGGAATTGAAGTATTTCGTAACGCTTGCAGAAAACTACGACGCAAACGAAGAAACGATATTGAAGCAGTTGCGCCGGAAGCAGATTACGGATCGGCTTCTTGCGGTTTTGAATTTAGTTCAGCTTTGAAGAAAGGGGCGGCGAACAATGGCAAAAGAAAAGAAGCAGGACTGCGGATGGCAGTTTCCGAAGGCGCTTGAAATTGTGAAGTGCAAAGAGGGCAACAAAGAATTTATGAAGGAACGCCCAGCGCGGCGACCGTTCGGGAACACGGTTCTTATTTGCGAGTATCCGCTGGACGGCGACGCAATGCAGGAACCTAACGCGCGAATGATTACGTGGAGGCTTGCAAAACGGGCGGCGCGGGATTTCTTGCGCGTATCCTTTATGACTTCGGCGATCGTAACGGCGACGAAGGCGGACAAGCCCTTCACCGTCGTTCGGGTTTACGGCAGATATTAGACAAAAGGAGGGCTATTCAATATGTTTACAAAGAAAAAGACGTGCGGCGTATGCGGATACCGCGTAACGCCGACAAAAGAAGAAATCTACATTGCGGAAGAGCCGCGCGGGTTTACGGAGTGTTTAACGAAACCGCCTACCCGCTTCAATGCGATTGATTGTCCGCGTTGCGGTTGTCAAATCGCGCTGGCGATCCGCGTTCCCCGCGTTGACCTTTCGCCGATTGCGGAGCGGGACGACGCAGACGAAAGCGAGGTGGCGGAAGATGAAGATTAAAAATATCGCGGCGATCTGCAAGAAGAACAAATACGCCGTTATTTATGAGCGGTACACCGAAGGCGGCGGCGTTGTTCAATACATCGGCGACGGCGCGGCGGCTTATCCGGTAACAGGGCTTCCGGCGCTGGACAAAGAAAGTCTTTTGACAATTTTCGACGTTCCGGAAAAACGGCGGGAAGATTGGTTCGTTCAAGTAGCGGGCATTCCTTCGGAAATCAGCTTCGAGGACACAGACGCGAACGAAAAGCCTGTCGAGCGGGAAGCAATTTCGATCGCCTATTCTGGAAAGACCTTGAAGCCGTTGCAGACGCGGCGCGGGCTTGTGTTCATCGAAAGCCGCTATCTTTCGCCCGTATCCGATATTTTAGACGTGCTGGAGCTATACGAGCGGATCACGCCCGGCGGAACGCCCTACATCGTAGCGAAAGCGGGCTTCCTGCTTCAAGCGGTGATTATGCCGTATGACGTAATTAGCCAGCAGTTTGTCGATAACTTGAAGAGGCTTACGGAGCAATGCGCGCTTTCCCTTGACCTTCGGGAGCGGGAGAAAGCGCTGGCGCGTGCCGCTGAACCGGAACAATATTCCTTGAATGTCGATCCTGCTACGGGCGAGATCGTCGGGGACGAAAGCGAGGTGGCGGACAATGCCTAAAATGACGATCCGCGTTATCTTGAAGAGCGGTTCGGAATTCGCTATCAAGTGCGACAAGTTCACGATCAAGCAAAACGGCTTCGGACAAGCGACCGGATACAACATTGAAGGAATTACGGAGAACAAGCCCGTTTATCTGGACTTTGAACAGGTTGCGGCGGTTGTACGCCTCTTTTCCGACGAACATACAGAGGATACGCCGAAAACCGAAAAGAAGCGAGGGTTCACAGAAAAAAAGACAAAATGCCCACATTGCGGCGGAGAAGTTGAAAACGCGGTTATATACGCCGACGAAGAAAACAAAGAATACTTCGTGTACTGCCCGATCTGCGGGATTGAAACGGCGGAAACATACACCAGCAAGGCGAAGGCGTTAAAAGCATTCGCAGACGGGAAAACAAAACCGATTTCCGGAAAGGAGGCTGGCGGCGGTGAATAGTGCGCTTCTATCTTCAAAGAAAATGGATTGGTGTACGCCGCAAGACTTCTTCGACCGTCTGAACGAAGAATTCGGCTTCGTGCTTGACGCGGCGGCGACCGACAAAACGGCAAAATGCACGCTTTACTATACGCCGGAAACGGACGGGCTTTCGCAAAGCTGGGATCGCGGCGGGGCGGTTTTCTGCAATCCGCCTTACGGACGCGAGATCGGAAAGTGGGTAAAGAAGGCATACGAAGAAGCACGCGGGGGGGGGGTACGCCGTTGTACTGCTTATTCCCGCTCGAACCGATACGACCTATTTTCACGATTACATATACGGGAAAGCGGAAATCCGTTTTGTTCGCGGGCGGCTTCGCTTCACGGACGACGACGGGAACGCCAGCGATCCCGCGCCCTTCCCTTCTATGGTAGTTATCTATAACGGGGAGCGGGTGAAAAATGAGTGAGAAAAGCAAATATATCTGCCTTTTAGGTATCAATCCGAAAGAGGTTCAGAAATGCAACACTTCCGAATGTCCTACTTGCGGATGGGAAGCGGCAGAGGCGGAACGCCGCCGCGCCTACCTTCACGAACACGGCTTGACGCTATGCGCGGACGGATTGCGCCGTCTGATTATTCCAAAGAACGGAAGTAACGAAGAAATGAAGTACAAAATATGCGACCATTGCGGCGCACACCTTGACAACGGGGAAACGTGCGATTGCCAGAAGGACGCAGACGAAAACAAAAGCGGAGAAGAAAGGAGCGAAAACAATGACAGGAATTAACGAGGTTGCAAGGCAAATTCACGAAAACGCCGTCGATCACGGCTGGTGGGACGAAGAACGCGGCTTTCCCGAAGTGCTGGCGCTCATTCATTCGGAGGTATCCGAAGCGCTGGAGGAATACCGCAACGGGCGCTTGCCTACGGAGGTTTACACCGGAAACAACGGGAAGCCGGAAGGAATACCGATCGAGCTTGCCGACGTGATTATCCGCGTTCTTGATTATTGCGGATATGCGGGAATTGACATTGACGCGGCAATTTCGCAGAAGCACGAATACAACAAAAGCCGCCCGTACAGGCACGGCGGCAAGAAGTGTTAAACACCCGCGAGCGGGTGCGGACATACCTATTTATATAAGAAAGGGGCTTTTTAATATGACAGAGAACAAACACGGCTTCGCGCCGAAACAGGAAATTACGATCGGTGGGATCGCCTTCACGATTATTCAGACCGCAGAAAGCTGGGTGAAGTGTATTGCTTCGGAGTGTATCGGGGAACGAGCATTCGACGCACAGAACCGAAACGATTTTGCCGCGTCCGATATTCGCGAGTTCTTGAACGGCGAATTTCTGAAAAGGCTGATTGCGGAGGGTGCGCCGGAAGAAATGTTCGAGCATTTCAACGTTGACTTGACCGCAGACGACGGTTTGAAGGACTACGGCGGAGATCGCGTCCGTGTCGGGCTTATCACATGCGACGAATACAGGCTTCTTCGCGGCAACATTCCGGCACTTCCGGATACTTGGTGGTGGACAGCTACACCGGACAGCCCGAAAAATCCTTACGTCCGCGTCGTCTATTCCGATGGCACGCTGATCTACTACGACGCTTCCTCGGGGGCAGGGGCGTTCGCCCGCTTTGCGTTCTGAAATCTGAAATCTTGAAATCTTACCTTGACGGGGATATAAAGAAGCGCGCCGAAGCGGTGGATATGATGAAGCATATTGCGGCGGCGTGGAACATTCAGCCGGAAGAGGTTTTCGAGGAAGGAAGGTAATTCACAATGACAATGTTTGAATTTATGCAAAACGCCTTCTTCCTGCTTTGCGGGATCGCCTGTATTGCGGTGGCGGTGCTGATCGTATATTGCGTAATCGTGGCAATTATCCGCACTTGCAGGATCGGCAGGAAGAGAGGTAACGGAAATGGACGAAATCAAGATCGACGCGGCAACGCTTGAAGAAGCTGGCGCGGCAATCGGGTTTATGTTCGCCGCCTTCCTTCGGGGCTTTAAGGAAGGCGTGGACGCTTACGACGTGATGGAAGCGGCAAACGATATTAAAGAGGTACACGAAACAGAAGAGCCGTTAAAGCGCGATCCGGTAAAAACCGAAATCGGGGATTGCAGGAAGTGCTGGTGCGATCAATGCGCGCGGCTGGAGGAATGCGAGAAAATCCGCGAAGGATACGCGCCGGACGGGATACGCCCTTTCCCGTGCATCGGTTGCGCGGACGGAATGCGCTTCAAGCCTTGCGAGGAAACAAAATGCGAAGATTTCTTGCAGGGCGAAGGGCTTAACAACGGATAGACAAAAAAAGAACCGTCCTGTATGGGTGTACAGGACGGTTATTCCCCGTTGAGGGGTGCGCCGTTTAAGGCTATTCAATACATTTGTTATTATAGCACGAAGGCGGCTTCTTGTCAAAGGAAGGCGGCTTGACGTATGCAGAGAGTAAAAAGAAGGATATTTTCGGGCGCTGTATGCGAACAGGAAGTTTTCAACATATCGGACAGGCTTACCGATATAAAGAAAGCCGAACCGCGCCCGCGATTTAAGACAGAGGAAGAACGGGAACAACACCGGATCGGAATATCAAGAAGAAAACACGCGCGGCTGGTAAATGAAAACTTTTCCCCGCGTTCATTATATAGCACGCTGACGCTGGACGACGAAAACGAAGTACATACCTTCAAGGAAGCAAAGCGGATACGCGATCTATTCGTGCGGCGGCTGAAATACGCTTTCCCCGATGCCGTGATCTTTATTTATTTAGGACGCGGCAAGAACACGAACAGAATTCACGCGCATATGCTTTCGGACGGCGTACCGGAAGAAGCGATCAAGAAACAATGGATTTACGGAAGTATCGTCCGGATCGACCATCTACGCGAACACAATTATTACGACGGCGTAGATCACGGACAGGATTACACGGGGCTTGCGAATTACCTTTTCGACCATTGGACACCGGAGCAGGGCGGACACCGTTGGAAGCAGACGCGCAACGCGCGGAAGCCGGAACGGGAAACGCCGACCGTTGCGAAAAGGATTTACACAGAGAGCAAGCCGCCGCGCCCGCCGAAGGGCTATATATTAGTAGAAACGAAAAGCACAAAGTATGGATACCTTTATTTTAAGTATGTGTTAGAGCCGCCGAAGCGGAAACGCAAACGAGCGGCAAAGGACGGCAAAAGCTGATTTCGGATCAGCGTTTATAAAGCCTTGTAAATGTGTAACGTTTGGCGACGAAGCACAGCTTCGATCACAGAAGGAGCATTGAAGATAGATTTTCGTTTATTCCCCGTCGCCTGTTTATCAGAGATCACGAACGGTTCAGCCCGTCAAGGTTGCGAAGCACGGCGAAGCCGCTTGACCTTTACGGGGTGATCCGTGAGTGATAGGAGCAGGGCGGCGACGGGGAAAGAAAATCTATCAAGGCGGCTTCAACTTTTCCACAATGAAAGATGGGGAAATGTGCATAACGGATCGGGCGCTGGGTTTATTCCTTTGAGCCTGTTCCCCTCCCAGCGGGAGGGGCGGAGGGGTGGGAGAAGAAAGAAAGGAGGCGATCGGCATTGCTTGAATTGAACAGGCTTTACAATTTGGATTGTATGCAGGGAATGAAGGAATTTCCGGACGGGTTCTTCGATCTTGCGATTGTCGATCCGCCTTACGGGATCGGGATTGACGGACAGCGAAAGCGCGTTTGCACTAATCCAAAACACAACAGGAAGGAGCATTCGCGGGAAGGCTGGGACAAGAAGCCACCGACCGAAGAATATTTCAGAGAGCTTGAACGGGTATCACAAAATCAAATCATATGGGGCGGGAATTACTTTGTTCCGATGCTGAAACAGGCGCATAAAGGCTGGCTTATATGGGACAAGGGGCAACGCGGGCTTTCAATGTCCGATTGCGAGCTTGCATACACCAGCTTTGACACGCCGACAAGGATTTTCACGTTGAACCGCGTTGAATTGCAGATCGAAGGGACGATCCACCCTACGCAAAAGCCCGTGAAGCTGTATGAATGGGTTTTATCCCTGTTTGCCCGAAAGGGTATGAAGATTATAGACACGCACGCCGGAAGCGCAAGTTCCCTTGTCGCTTGCCAGCGGATCGGCGGGCTTGATTATGTGGGCTTTGAAATCAATGCAAAATATTTCGAGGCGGCGAACAGGCGGCTTGAAGAAGAGAAAGCGCAAATCCGCCTGTTTGATCTGCTGGAGGAACAGGAAAAGGCAACGCAAACAACGCTGTTTTGACGAAGGGAGGAAAAACAATGCAGAAAAAGACGGTTTACCTTGCGGGGAAGATTACGGGCGATCCGTTCTACCGCTCAAAATTCTATGAAGCGCAGAAGAAGCTGGAGGAAGGCGGCTTTATTGTCGTCAATCCGGCGTTATTGCCTTCGGAGGGCTTCACGTGGGAAGCCTATATGCGAATGGCGGGCGCAATGCTGGACGAATGCGCCGAAGTCTGCTTCCTTCCGGATTGGAAAGAGAGCAAAGGCGCGCAACGCGAGTTTGACGAAGCATTCGTGCAGGAAAAGCCGTTTTTCTTCTTCGAGGAATGGGAGGCGAAGCAAAATGCGGAAAAATAGCACGCTTACCCTTCCCGTTCCTACGGAGGCGGAAGAACAAATCGCGCTTTTCGAGTGGGCGACGCTTCAATCGGGGCGCTTTCCGGAATTGGCGCTTTTATATCACGTTCCGAACGGCGGGAGCCGAAACAAGATCGAAGCGGCGCGCCTTCGGGCGCAGGGCGTGAAATCCGGCGTTCCCGATCTTTGCCTTCCGGTTGCACGCGGGGCAAATCACGGGCT